GAATGAACTAGATGAAGCCTCTACTCAATAGAAAAGAAGAATGCCTCACGATACTCATGGAAGAGTGTGGTGAGGTTATTCAAGAAGCATCTAAGATTATGAGGTTTGGTAATGACACATCCAAACTGACTAAGGAACTAGGTGATCTACAGTTTATGATTAACCTTACAGCGAATCACCTTGGTATTGATTCGGTAAGTATTGGGGTTCACGCCAATCAGAAACGTGAGAAACTTAAAAAATATTCTGACTTGATTGATAAGTGATTGATTCTATTGAGAATCTTTTTTAAATTATTTTGCATTTAGCCCTTGACATTCTCTGTGGATTTGTTATAATAACAGTATAGTCAATAGAGAGGTGAATTATGAAAAAGATATTAATTGCAATGACAATGTTCGCTGCCACTATCGGTAATGCGAATGCGTTTGAGTTCGACACTAACGGTGATGTTCTTGTTCAATCTATCATTGCTCAGATTGTTAAACAGACTGTTGGTAATACCATTGAGAGTGACAGTGGTAATGTTGTTATTCATACAGGTGGCATTCAGAGTGGTGGTAAGTTGACAAAGTGTTGGAACAGTCCTTACTACGATAGTGAAGGTAATATGTATATGAGGGTTAAATGTCTCTAATGTTTGAAGGTGTAAAAGAATACAAGGTTTCCGATTACCAGATGTTTGATGGTGATCTGAAAGGGAACGAGTATGCTGGTGAAATTGATTTTGATAATGGTTACGGTCTATCCATCGTATCGCATAAGAGTTCTTATGGCGGCGATAGGGGATTGTTTGAAATCATGTTGCTTCGTAATGGTAATCCATGCTCGTTCCCACCTATTACTCAAGAGGGGGATACCGTAAAAGGTTTCCTTACGAAAGAAGAAGTCGAGGATATTATCGACACAACTAGAAACTTGCCAGGAACAGTGTAATGAATATCGAACAGTTCTTTAATGAAGCATCTAGGCACGATTGGTTCTATGACTACTCTGACGATCATCGTGTATGGACTGCTGGTTCAGATAACCAGAAACGATTGTATGAACTTGCAAGAGACAACACAACAAAAGAAAAGATTATGTCTGAGTTTCGTGCATACACTTTGGGTAAAAGAGAACGCCCAACACTAGATGAGTTCATTGATAACGGAGTGTAGGTCAGTCTGGTAGACCACTCGCTTTGGGAGCGAGATGTCGGAGGTTCAAATCCTTCCACTCCGACCAATCACTACCACATAATCAAGATTATCCTTAGTCTAAAAGTTATCATCAGATGATAAGTATTATATGAAAGGAGAATCACTATGTGGACAAAACCTACCTTTGAAGAAATGCGCTTTGGATTTGAAGTAACAATGTATGTAATGAATAAGTAAGTTTCCTCTCTGACTAACTTGACCCCTTTTCGGTATAAATACTGGAAAGGGGTTTTTCTTTATGGCAGATATGTTATCTTATTTTATGGGTCGTGATGGGTTCACTTGGTTCATTGGAGTCTGTGAGGACAGAGATGATCCAAAGGCACTCGGGCGTATTCGTGTTCGTTGTTTTGGTTATCATACAGATGACTTAACTAAACTTCCTACACAAGACTTGCCGTGGGCACACGTTATGCTTCCGCCAACTGCACAAGTTGGTGCATTCCATAACATCAAACCCAGCGATTGGGTATTCGGTTTCTTTCGTGATCCAGACACACTTCAACAACCTGTCATCATGGGTATCATGCCTGGCATACCATCTACTGCCGCTGATCCATCAAAAGGTTTCTCTGACCCCAACTCACCAGACGCTCCAGACACACAAGACGCAAAGTATAAGAAAGAACCAGACTTCGGCCCATACCCAGAACGTATAGGACAAGCAGATACTTCACGGTTGACTTCTGGTTTACTAGAACCGCATCCAGAGATTGCGGAGCGTGATCTTGCGTACACCAAAGAAGTTCCTATTGCAAATGATGAGCCTGACAACCCTAACAAATGGGATGAACCAAGAACAACTGATCCAACTGATTTCGGTTTACTTGCTTCTGGAACGAATCCAGAGACAGGTGAAGCAAGAACACCTAAGTTGAGAAGAGGAACAGAGTATCCATACAATCATGTTCTTGAAACAGAAGGTGGACATATCAAAGAGTATGACGATACACCATATGCGGAACGTATCTATGAGAAACATACTGCTGGAACTTTCTATGAGATTGATGCAGACGGTAACAAGGTTACTCGTATTGTAGGAAACAACTATGAGATTATCGCAGGCACGAACTATGTGAACGTCAAGGGTGATGTAAACCTCACAATAGATTCTAACTGCAACACATATATCAAAGGTAACTGGAATATTCAAGTTGATGGAACAAAGACTGAAGTTGTTACTGGTGCTGTTTCGGAAACTTATAAATCTACAAAGACGGAAAATGTTACTGGAAATGTTTCGGAAACATATGGTGCAAACCAAACAACCGCCATCACTGGTAACTTGGATGTAGACGCTGCAAGGATTGACTTGAACTAATGAAGGGATTGTTTCTAATTAAAGATGGTGTCAACTACATGGAGTTTCATAACTATGATGATATACCCATGTCCTTTGACAACCTCATAAGATTTGAACCAGAGGTTATTCCAGAACCTCATACAGAAGAACAGCATGAGTTAATGGAATCATATAACGATAAACTAAAAGAACTAATGAAGAGGGAGCGGATGTAATGCCTGCAGCAACTAGAGTTGGTGACGCAGACGTAGCACATTGTTCTGGCATGACAAGAGCAGTGGGAAGTCCTAATGTATTTGTTAATGGTATTGCATGGAGTAGACAGGGAGATGTAAACACAGGACATCTTCTTCCGCCTGCACCATGTCCATCCCATTCTGCACCTATCGCTGCTGGTTCTTCAACAGTTAAAGTAAACGGAAAGGGAGCAGGTAGAGTAGGAGATGGTATTAGTGGTTGCACTTCAGTTGCCGCTGGTTCTCCCAATGTATTTGCCGGAGGATAAAAAATGTATGAGTATAGATGCACAGTCGTAAAGATTATTGACGGCGATACAGTTGATGTAGATATTGACTTGGGGTTTGGTGTATGGTTGAAGAAAGAACGTGTTCGTCTTTATGGTATTGACACACCCGAATCACGCACAAGAGATTTAGAAGAAAAGAAGTACGGACTTGCCGCAAAGGAATTCTTAACTGGTATGTTGGATGATGAAGGTGGAGTTGTTCTCAAAACACATAAGGATGCAGAAGGAAAGTTCGGTCGTATTCTTGGGGAACTGTGGAGAACCACCAACTATGCTGACAAATCAATCAATGAGTATATGATTGAGAAACATCATGCGGTGCGATATATGGGTCAATCCAAAGATGATATCGCAGAACAACATATCAAGAATAGAGACTTCCATAATCTCTGATTATCGTTATAAATACCTTTAAGGAGATTTAGATGGCAGTTAATCCTAGTGCGTTCAAAGATGCAGAGGCGATAAACAATTCCGAAAGAAGTGCTTTTATATTTAAGGACTTCAACTTTAATTTTGCAAAACATCCTGTAACTGGTGACATTGCAAAACTGACTGATATTGCTGCTGTCAAAGCAAGCGTTAAAAATTTGGTAATGACTAATTTCTATGAACGTCCTTTTCATCCAGAGATTGGTTCTGATGTTCGTAATGCATTATTTGAAAACATGACTCCTCAAGTTGCTTCAAGACTTGGGAGAAACATTGAAGATGTGATTGTGAACTTTGAACCAAGAGCAGAACTTATTAGTGTTATTGTTCAGGCGAACATTGATAGTAACGCATATGAAGCAACAATCAAATTCAATGTTGTAAACTCAGAGACAGAAGAACAAACATTGAATCTATTTTTAGAGAGACTAAGATAAGATGGCAACGAAATTACAAGTCACTGAGTTGGACTTTGATGATATCAAAACAAACCTCAAGACGTTTATGAAAAACCAGACAGAGTTTTCAGATTATAACTTTGAAGGTTCTGCACTATCGACACTTATTGATTTACTTGCATACAACACTCACTACTTGGGTATGAATGCAAACATGGCAATCAATGAAGCATATTTGGATACAGCAACTTTGCGTTCTTCTGTAGTCTCTCACGCAAAGACGCTTGGTTATACTCCTCGTTCTTCTCGTGCGCCTGTTGCTTATTTGGATGTTACTCTAAACAATTCTTCTCTATCAACTGCTACTATTGCAAAGGGAACTAAGTTTACCACACAAGTGGATAGTACAACATATGCCTTTGTAGTAAATGAAGATAGAACCACAACACCACTCAATGGTGTTCTTCGTTTTTCTAATCTTCCTATCTATGAAGGAACTCTTGTTACTGCAAAGTATACTGTTGATAATAGTAATCTGGAAAAACAATATCTTATTACAGATAATCGTGCAGACACCACAACTCTTAAAGTGTCTGTACAAAATTCTATTGCTGATTTAACTACAACAACATTTACACTTGCAACGGATATCTCACAAGTCAGTGCAACATCAAATGTTTATTTTCTACAAGAAGTAGATGATGGAAAGTTTGAAGTATACTTTGGTGATAATGTAGTTGGCAAGAAAGTAAATGATGGAAACATTGTCATCCTAGAATATATTGTGACAAACAAAGGTGCAGCAAATGGTGCAAAAACTTTCTCTGGAACTTCTGTTGCTGGAGAAACCAATATAACTATTGCAACCGTATCTGCTGCCGCTGGTGGTGCAGAACCAGAAACAATCGAATCAATTAAATATAATGCTCCCTTGGATTATGCATCACAAGGTAGAGCTGTTACAACTGATGATTATAAGGTTATCATCCCAAGAGTTTTTGCAGATACAAAAGCAATTCAAATATGGGGTGGTGAAGATAATGATCCACCAATCTATGGTCAAGTTTTTGTTTCTATCAAAACAAACTCTGGTATCAATCTAACACAAGCACAAAAAAATACTATTGCATCTTCACTTGACAGATATAACATTGCTTCAGTTCGTCCTACAATTATTGACCCAGAAACAGTAAAGATAAAACTGAATACCTCGTTTAAGTTTAACTCAAACTTAACAACAAAAACATCTACTGATTTGGAAACTTTAATTAGAACTACTATCTCAAATTATAATACATCTGATTTAGAAAAGTTTGATGGTATCTTTAGATTCTCAAAACTATCTCGTTTGATTGATGCTACAGACCCATCAATATTATCAAACATCACAACAGTTCGTTTACAAAAAACATTTGCGCCAACATTAAATGCTGCAACAAAATATGAACTCAAGTTTTCTAATCAACTTTATCATCCACACGATGGACACAATGCTATAATGGGTGGTATCACTTCATCTACTGGTTTTAATATCAGTGGACAGAGTGGAGAGTTCTTTATGGATGATGATGGTAATGGAAACATCAGAGCTTATAGTTTGGTTGGTGGAACAACAAGAACATACTTGGACACAAACATTGGAACAATTAATTATACTAATGGATTAATCACATTAGACTCTTTGAATGTTACTGCAT